ACAACGGGATCACCTAAATATTATGCTGATTATGATGTAGACAATTTTATATTGGCTCCTACACCTGATGCTTCGTATACCGCAGAGTTACATTATTTTTACAGACCAACAAGTTTAACAGCAGGTTCTGATTCTGGTACGACATGGTTAAGTGAAAATGCTGAATTGGCTTTGTTGTACGGGTCTTTAATAGAAGCATATGTATTTATGAAAGGAGAACAAGATATTTTAAATATGTATACTCAAAAGTTTCAAGAAGCTATCGTTGGTATTAAAATGTTTGGAGAAGCTAAAGAACCTATAGAAGAATACAGGGCGGGTAGACTAATAAGGGATAGACAATAATGCTTACAGATCCCATAGGATTAACAGTTGGTTCTGTTGGTGTTCAAACCACAAACAACAGAGGCTTTACTCCAGAAGAAACAGCAGAACGATGTGTAAATAAAATCATAGGTATATCGGACAACGCTCACCCTGCAATACAAGATCAGGCTCGTGCTTACCGTAAAGAAATGGAAAAAATTATTGCAATATATATGAGACAGGCTATTAAAAGTGATAGAACTACTGTATATAATGCTATTAAAGATTCAGGAAACCCGAAACTAGCTGAATATATAAGGAGAATGTAATGGCTTTTACTGGAAACTTTCTGTGTACCTCTTTTAAAACAGAGCTTATGACAGGAACACATAACTTTACCGCAACCACAGGTAACACATTTAACATCGCTTTGTATACCAATAGTGCTTCTTTTACAGCAGCTACTACTGCGTATACTACAAGCAATGAAATATCTGGAACAAACTATTCTGCTAAAGGAGGAGCTTTAAGTCCTGTTACACCTACAGCAAGTGGAACAACAGCGTTGGTTGATTTTGCAGATGAGGTGTTTAGCAACGTAACAATATCATCTGTTCGAGGTGGATTAATATTTAACGATACAGCAACAGGTGATCCTGCTGTTTGTGTTTTAGACTTTGGTGCAGATAAAGCAGCGAGTTCTGGAGACTTTACGATAGTGTTCCCAACGGCTGATGCAAGTAATGCGATTATCAGGATAGCTTAATGTCGATAAACAATGTTGTAGCATTTCAAGGTTGGAATAGTTCTAACAGAGCTTGGAACACAAGCACTTGGAATGGCGACGTTGCTTATTCTGTTACCGCTACAGGTAGTGTTGGTTCTGCAACAAGTGCTGTAAGTATAGATGTTTCTGTCACAGGAGTTGCAGGGACATCTGCGTTAGGTAATATATTTTCTACAAATGTAGGAGTAAGTGCTACAGGTAGTGTTGGTTCTACAACGGTTGTTGGTCTTGCAAATGTTTCTGTTACAGGTGTTTCAGGAACAGCCTCAGTAGATTCATCTGCTGTGGGGATTACAGGAGATGTTAATTCAACAGTAACAGGAGTTGCAGGTACTTCCGCATTAGGTAATATATTTACAACGAATGTTGGTTTTAGCAGTACGGCTTCCGTTAATAGTGCGACAGTTTCTTCTAGTGGAGAAGCTAATATATCAGTAACAGGAGTAAGTGCTACAGGACAAGTTGGTGCAGGAACAGGAGAAGTTTTTCCAGTTTGGGGTCAGATTATACCTAGTCAAACATCAAATTTTAGTGCAATATCTCCAAGTCAAACACCGTCTTGGGAAAACATAGCAGCATAAGGACAGACGAACATGGCAAGTGTATATACAAATGATTTAAGATTAGAAGAAATAGGCTCTGGAGAGCAATCAGGAACGTGGGGTGATACAACCAATACGAACCTAGAATTAATTGCGGAAGGTCTTAGTTTTGGCACAGAAGCCATAACGACAAATGCAGACACGCATACTTCTACGGTTGCTGATGGAGCCACAGACCCTGCTCGTTCAATGTTTATTAAATACACAGGAACATTAGATTCTGCTTGCACTATTACTATAGCTCCAAATACTTTATCTAGGGTGCATTTTATTGAAAACGGCACTTCTGGTTCTCAGAATATTATTATTAAACAAGGTTCTGGTGCAGAGATAACAATTCCTCCGGGAGATACTAAAGTTGTTTATTTAGATGGTGCAGGTAGTGGTGCTGCTGTTGTAGATGCTTTTGCTTCTTTGAATGTAGTGGACCTCAAGGTACAAGACGACTTAACTGTTACGGACGATGCTACAATTGGTGGCGATCTTGCTGTTACAGGTGCGGTAGCTGTTACAGGGGATTATTCATCAGCAACTTCAGGTACATCAAACTTACGCTTGGGTGTCAACGCAGGTAACTCTATAGCTTCAGGTGGTAATTATAATGTTACCATTGGTGATGAAGCAGGTACAGCTTTGACTACAGGCGATAATAATGTGGCTATTGGATTTGAAGCTCTAAAGACTGAAGATGCTAATGGTAACAGTGTTGCTGTAGGTTATCGTGCATTAAAAACACAAAATGCAGGTGATGAAGCGTATAATGTAGCTATTGGCGTTGATGCAGGAACATCAATCACTACAGGAACAGCAAACACTTTTGTAGGTGGTCTTGCAGGGGATGGTACAGATGATGGCACAAATAATACAGCGATGGGTTATCTTGCACTAAGTGCTAACTGTGGTAACGATAATGTAGCTATTGGTAAAGCATCCTTACAGGTTGCAACAGGTGGAGGTAATGTTGCCGTAGGTAAGGATTCTGGTTTGTCAGTTACTTCAGGAGAACTCAACACCCTCATTGGTTCATTAGCAGGTGATGCTTTAACAACTGGTGGTGGTAACGTGGTAATAGGCCACGGTGCTTTAAGTGCAGAAGATACTGGTAGTAATCACGTTGCCATAGGTAAATCAGCACTAGCTGTTTTAAATGTAGGTGGCAACAGTAATGTTGCCATAGGCTTAAATTCATTAGCTGCAAATGTTTCTGGAGGTAACAATACAGCAATAGGTACAAATACTCTTGCTGCTCAAAATACATCAGGAACAGCAGCAGATACTCACAATACAGCAGTAGGCAACTCAGCAGGGTCATCTGTTACTACAGGTTCGTCTAATACTCTAATTGGCAGTGAAGCAGGAGATGCTTTAACAACTGCACCTTATAACGTAGCTATAGGTCATGCAGCTTTAACATCGGATACTACAGGCGAAAGATCTGTTGCCATTGGCTATGGAGCATTAAATGCACAAAACTTTTCTACAGCAACTGAAAGTCAAAATGTAGCTGTGGGTCATAGTGCAGGAACAGCAATTACTACAGGCATACAAAATACTTTAATTGGTTATGTTGCAGGAGATGAATTAACTGATGCAGACCATAATGTTGCTCTTGGTGCTTTTGCTTTACATTCAGATGTTCTTGGAAGTAAATCTACAGCAATAGGTGCAGGAGCATTAAGCGCACAAGATTTTACTACAGCAACAGATAGTTTTAATACTGCTGTAGGTTATGGTGCAGGAAATTCAATTTCTACAGGTAGAGAAAATGTTTTTATTGGAGATTCAGCAGGTGATGCACTAACTGCTTCAAGCCATAATGTAGCTGTTGGAAGAACTGCTTTAACAGCAGATACATTAGGAACTAGAAGCACTGCTATAGGTTATGCAACTTTAGCTCAACAAAACTTTTCGACTGCTACAGTTTCAGATAATACGGCTGTAGGTTATGGTGCAGGAAATGGAATTACAACAGGCATAAACAATACATTAATTGGAGCAGATGCAGGAGATGCTATAACTACAGGAGAGAATAATGTAGCTGTAGGTGCAAATGCTCTTACTTCTGCTACAATAAATAATAGATGTACTGCTGTCGGTGTTAATGCGTTGCAAAATATGAATAATGCAAGTTCAGGTACATTAGATAATACTGCTATTGGTGCTAATGCAGGTGGTACAGGTGTAATGACAGGCGTTTTAAATACTCTAGTCGGTACTGCTGCGGGTAATCAAATAACATCAGGTCAAAAAAATACTATTATTGGTGGTGATGCAGGTGATGTATTAACAACAGGAAGTTTTAATGTTGCAGTAGGGCAAGAAGCATTAGGTACAGAAACTCAAGGAAATTATTCAGTATGTATGGGTCAAGGAGCTTTACTTAATCAAAATTTTTCAACTTCTACAAATGTTTATAACACAGCACTAGGTCATGCTGCGGGAAATCAAATTACTACAGGCGTACAAAATACTATAGTTGGTGGTCTTTGTGTAGATGATTTAGTTAGTGGTGATACAAATACAATAATAGGCTATAATATGTCTATGAGTAATAATGCTACAGATGCAGCTATAGCTATTGGTAGTAATATTGCTGCTCCAACTTCTAATAAAGTACGAATAGGTACTTCAAACGGTCTTGCTGAATTAACTTTAGATGGGTCAGACACTTCATGGGCTGCATCTTCTGACTCACGATTAAAAAAAGATATAGCAGATTCTACTGTAGGACTTGGATTTATAAATGATTTAAGACCTGTTACATTTAAATGGAATTTAAAAAATGCTATAGCAGATACTTTTCCTTTATATGATAAAGATTCTGATAAACCTGTTTATGGTGAAGGTAAAGCTCATCATGGGTTTATAGCTCAAGAAGTTAAAACAGTTATTGATAATCATTCGGATATAGCTGATGGACATAACATATGGAGTGAAGATGTAGATGGCATACAACAATTAGCTCCAAGTGCATTAGTGCCTATGTTAGTAAAAGCAATACAAGAACTAACAACATTAAACACAGAACTTACTGCAAGAGTTAAAACATTGGAGGATGGATAAATGACTGAAGCAAGAACAACAGAACTAAAAGCACAAAATTATGCAGCAATGCTTGATGGTGCTAATGTTATTACAACCGTAATAGCTACCCATGACAAAGGCAGTGATGCAACAGATGCAGACTTTGCAAGTGACATGACAGCAGACGAAAAGAAAGCTAGAGTAAATCGTTCAATGGGATATCTTAAAGTTATGGTTGCTTTAGACGATTGGGGTTCAGAAGACATGACTGCTGTAAACTCTGCAATTAGTGCAGGGGAAACATTTGTAGGATAAAAGGATATATCTGAATGCCCTTAACGAAGTTACAATTCAAACCGGGTGTTAATAGAGAAACAACTTCTTATTCTAATGAGGGCGGTTGGTTTGACATAGACAAAACACGCTTTCGGTTTGGGTTTCCAGAAAAAATAGGTGGTTGGACACGATACGCTGTTAATGCGTTTTTAGGTACGGCTCGTTCTTTGCATCCTTGGGTTGCACTTGATGGAACTCAGTTTCTTGGTGTGGGCACACATCTTAAATATTACATTAACGAAGGTGGTGGTTATAATGATGTAACTCCAATTCGAGCTACAACTACAAATGGTATTGTCTTTGCAGCTACAAATGGGTCTTCCACTATTACAGCTACGGATGACGCTCACGGAGCAAGCATTGGAGATTTTGTAACGATATCGGGAGCAGTTTCTCTTGGAGGTCTAATAACAGCAGATGTTTTAAATCAAGAATATCAAGTTGTTCTTGTGCCTACCGCTAATACCTTTACTTTTGTAGCGAGAGAAGCTGATACGTCCATAGCAAGTATTACTACAACATCTGGTTTAAATCCAACGCCTGTTGTAGCAAATTCTAGTGACACAGGTAATGGTGGTTCAGGTGCAGATGCTGCTTATCAAGTAACGGTTGGTTTAGATACATCTCTTACTGGTAACGGTTGGAACGCAGGGTCTTATGGTCGTGGCACTTGGAACTCTGCATCAAACCTATCTGTTGATGGAGCTACCTTACGAATATGGAGCCATGATAACTTTGGTGAAGATCTTATTTTAAACGCCAGAGATGCAGGTATATTTTATTGGGATAAAACAAATGGGACTGAAACAAGAGCCGTGGCTTTATCTTCTTTAGCAAATTCGAATCTTGCTCCAACAATAGCAAAAAAGGTTTTAGTATCAGACAGAGATAGGCACATAATAGCGTTTGGTTGTGATCCTGAAACAGCTATAGGAACACAAGATCCGTTACTTATTCGTTTTAGTTCTCAAGAAAGTCCTACAGATTGGCAAAGTTTAGCTACAAATACCGCAGGGGAATTGCGTATAGGTTCTGGATCTGAAATCATTACAGCTATAGAAACACGCCAACAGGTGATTGTCTTTACAGACGAATCACTTCATGCCATGCAGTTCCTAGGACCGCCTTTCACCTTTGGTATAAATACTATTTCTGAAAATATTACAATAGCAGGTCCACTTGCTGCTATAGCTGTTGAAGACATGGTGTTTTGGATGGGTAAACAAGAGTTTTACGTTTATGGTGGAGGAGTGCAAAGACTTCCATGCACGGTTAGAGACTTCGTTTTTAATGACTTTAATGACTTGCAGATTGAAAAAGTAACTGCTGCAACAAATACGTCATTTTCTGAAGTATGGTGGTTTTATCCAAGTGCGAATAGTCAAGAAAATGATCGGTATGTTATTTACAACTATCAACAAAAGATCTGGTACTTTGGTGCATTAGCGCGAACTGTTTGGTTAGATAGAGGCATTGAAAGCAATCCTGTGGCTGCCGGCACAGATCATTACTTATATACTCACGAAAACGGCTTAGATGACGGAAGCACCGATCCTGTTTCAGCTATTACAGCGTTTGTTGAATCTAGTCAAATAGATGTTGGTGACGGGGATTCATTTTCTTTTGTAAATAGAGCTATTCCTGATCTTACATTTAGAAATTCAACAGCAGAATCACCAAAAGCTGTTTTTACTATTAAAACACGAAATTACCCCGGTGGTGCATATTTACAATCAAATGCAAAAAATGTTACGAGGTCCGCAGCAGCCACATCAACGGTGGTAGAACAATTTACCGATCAAATAAATTTACGGGTTAGGGGTCGTTCCTTTGCTTTAAAAATAGAAAGCACTGATACTGGAGTTGCTTGGAGATTAGGTTCCCCACGATTAGATGTTAAACCTGACGGGAGAAGGTAATGTCAAGAAATTTAAACTTACCCTTTTTTCCTGTTGCACCTGATCAATACACACAAACTTATATGGCTGAAATTGTTCGTGCTTTTTCCGTTTACTTGTTACAAATGCAAAACCCCGGTCAAGGACGACATACCGAAATGGTCTTAACAAATTTACAAACACATGATAGAAGTTTAGAAATTGGAGGCTTGTTTCAACAGGATGGTTTTGTTAAGATAGTGCAACAAACGGTTCCTCATCCTGAAGGATTATCTGGAACGGGGTCCGTGGGCAGTGTAACGGTGACAACATAATGGCAGAAGTTTATCAAAGACCCGAACCTTTTAATGTCCCTGACGGTGGACTTGCAACCTTTTTAACTGCGACGGAGGGTTCGTGGGCCGATGACTTTGAGGAAAAGTATCCTGACGTTGGTATTGGAGCCATCAAGGAAGCTGCCGATAGTCTTGCCAAGTTTGGTCGCCATGAAGATGAGTATATGGTTCACGCAGCTGAAGGTGAAACGGTTATTCCAAAAGAGATATTAGACCGCGACCCACGGCTCAAGGCTCGTTTATTTAAACAGATGAGAGATATGGGTGTTGATCCAGAACGCTATGTTGTGGGTAATGAGCTTAATAGTATTAACCCTGTAACAGGACAGCCAGAGTTTTTCTTAAAGAAGTTTGGGAAGTTTGTAAAACGGGCTGTAAAGAAGGTTGTTGGCGTTTTAAAGAAGGCAGCCCCTATTGTTTTATCAACAGCGATTAATTTTATTGCACCGGGTTTGGGAACCGCGGTCACTGGAGCACTAGGCGCGGGCCTTGGATCATTGATTCAGGGTAAGAGTTTGAAAGAAAGTTTTAATGCAGCCTTATTAGGAGGGGCAGCAGGCGCTTTAACAAGTGGTATTGGAAGTATTGCAAAAGGGGGAACTTTTGGTGAGGGATTAGCACAATCTATAAATCTTAAAAACCCTTTAGAAGGAACTAGTATTTTTGGAACAAAAAGTCCGTTTGCATCTCAAGGATCTACCCCAATAGGATCTACTACAGGCACTCCGATCACCGAACAAAGCCAGTTTCAAACAGATGGAAAATTTGATCGTTCGTTATCAAAAGTTTTACCTAGTTCAGAAACATTAAAGGGGGTTCCTACTGAATCAGGAAACATTTTTACAAAAGCCTTTGATAAGATTATGCCCAAGCCTGCTTTGACAGAAGCACAAATAACCTCCTCTCCAGACTTTTTAAAATTAGTAGAATCAGGTATTTCGCCAGATGTTGCCTTAGAGAGACTAACTCCCGGTTTATTTAAAAGGTATGGACCTATGCTTGCAGCAGGCACAGGAGTTATGGCTTTAGCGGGCGGTTTTGATACTCCTAAAACTAAATCTCCAGAGGGTTTTGATACAAAGCAATATCCACCTTTACGGGTTGGGTTTCCTTTAAGACCCGGTGCTATGCCCAATCCATACTACCCCGGTTATCCTTATGAACCTATGCAGGCAGCCAAGGGCGGGGAAATGGAGTTTC